TTTCCCTACACGACGCTCTTCCGATCTGTGGCCCTTCAACGTGCCGATGCCAGCAATGAACTGGGCAATGGCAGGCCCAGCATCCTGGTTAAACGACGCAGCGAACCTCTTGACAGCCGCAGGACCGTCATAGCCTGCCACATGTGCGAAGGTAGCAAACTGATCCTTGGCCTTTTGGGTTTGGCCAGTGGCAGCAGTGGCAATCTGACTGACCAACCGAGATATGCCTGTTGCTGCCGACGATGACTGTGTACCGATAGAGGCAATGACCGCAGACATGCCGATGATCTGCGGTGTGCTAATGTTCGCAGCAGACCCAACACCAGCCAACTGCTGGGCAACCTTGATGATCTCAGTCTCGGTTGCGGCAGTGTGAATACCCATCGTGAGGATGGTTGAGCCAAGTCGAGACCAATCGTCACCCGCAATACCCAGCGGACCTGCCAACTTCGCCAGTTGCTCAGCGGACTGAGCAGTAAGGTCCGTGGTGTTGATCATGTCAGCGATCACACCAGTGAACTTCTCGATGTTGGTGACGCCGTTGATACCCAACTGGCCTGCGGCAGTTGCAATCTGCGTCAGTTGATCAACACCAATGGGCTTGGTGAGCGCCATCTTCCGCAGCGCATCACCCAACTGCTGGGTCTGCTCTGCCGTCAGTTGCCCTGTGCGCTGGGCCTGAGCGAGCCCCTGCTGGAAGTCGATGGTAGCCTTGGTCGCCTCACCTAGACCAGCCGCGATTACGCCGCCAACGGCTGCGAAGGCGCGTCCTAGGTTCTGGATGCCCCACCAGTTGTACCGGACGACGTTGTAGAGGCGCTGGAAGTTGGCAGATGCGGAGGCAATGCCAGCGGCAGTGTTGTCCTTGACGGTGATTTCACCGATTGCCTGTTCGACAATGTCTGCCACTGTTCACCTCCTACCTGAACATGTCCGCTGGATCGCGGAATCTACCCTTGGTTCCCTTGGCGGATTGTGTGCCGAGAGCATGATCGAGTGCGCGTTGACGGGCAGCGCTGCGTTGCTCTGCCTTTGTCATGCCTTTCTCGGCTGTATCCATAGCGTACTCCACATGCCGCCCAAACATGAACACTGCTTCGTTCAGACACCACGCCACCCAAGGGTCATCCGTCACCCCCATCAGTTGCGCCGGAGTCTGATGCCACTCCTTCGCCATGTTGTAGACTTGCCATACCTTGTGCCGCGCGCTCACGAAATCGGGCAACGTCGAGGGCCGCTCCTTGTGCCCATACGAACAGGTAGAACTTGTCCTCGAAGTCAACCTCCAAGACGTTAAGCGCACCCTCAGACGGCTGCCACAAGCCCTGCTTGTCGGTGTCCCACCCATCGGGACACCGTTCGACCTTCGGCTCGACGAAGATGGTTGGCATCTGAGAGTCCACCAACATGACCATCTGCTCCATGGCTTTGGTGTCTGTCTCAGCAATGTTGAGTTGGCTCGACTTGCTTTCGATCATCTCGCGGATGATGTCGGCCAGCGGGTTGGGAATCTGGCCGCTAGCAAGTAGCGTAGGCAGATTCATGGTGCGTCGCACCTTGGCGAAGTTACCAGACGGCAACTCTATCACCATACCTGGACCAACCTTGCTGTTCCACTGAGTGGCTGGTGTGACCTTGTCATCACCGTAGGTTGGCACGGCTAGTGGCTTGGGAACCTCAGGTAGTTCCTCGATGATGCGACCAGGCTTGCTAGGAGCCGCCTTCTTCGCGGGTCGCTTGCGCGTTGTTGCTGTTTCTGACATCTCGGTCTCCTCGGACTCAGATGTTGATGCCTATGACTAGATGTCCACCGTTGCGTTAGCAGGGATGGCAGTCGCCGTCTCGTTCTGCACGAAGTCGTACAACTTCGAGTCAGCGGTCGTCGGCAGTGCGGTGCCGGATGCACCAGTGACCCAGAACGCACCATCCGCCTGGTCACCAGTGACATTGCCGGTAGACTTGCACTTGTAGAGCACGACGTGGAAGTCGCCACCGCTGTCCGAAATGGACTGGCCTTCAGCGCGGAAGTACGGACGGCTGTCCGTGCCCTTCTTGCTGTAGGTCTTGATCTGGTTCGGCGTCACGCCCGATGTCGTCACCGTACCGCCGTTGATCACGGCCAGTGCCTCCAGCGAGATGCCGCCGTTGGCCAACTGCCAGTCCACGGTCGGACCCTTGCCATGGATGGCAACCAGACCATCGTCACCGCGCAACTGCGTGGTATCCTCGGCCTCCGAGAACTGCATCGTCTGCGCGTTCGGCAGATCGACTGATGTCCCTGCGCTCGCCCCGGTCAGTGGCGTGACCTTCACGTCCCGCAGGCCGAACGGCAGAGGAATCGTTGACAGTGTCACCTGTCTTCCCTTCTGTGATGAGTGCCGCTGGGTCTTGGAACTTCTTGGTGTCAACCAATTCGCCTGTGCGAAGGTTGAACGTGTGAAGCACCACAACCCCTGACTTTGCTCCGCAGCGCTTCGAGTGGCACTTCACCTCGACGGTATCACCCGTTCTGATAAAGTGCACTCTCGAAGTGCAGCGGTACTGCACGGCTACTGGCCTGTGCCAGCGCCGTCGGTGGAGCCTCCCACCGTCGTAGTTGGACCCGAACTGGTTTCGCCAGTCGAGCCACCTACGGTGGTGGTGTTGGCACCTTCGCCCGGTGAGCCGGACTGCTGCGCTCCATCCGCAACTGCCGCCTCTTGCAAGCCGTCCTCGCTTGCATCCTGCGAAACTGAAAACGTCTGCTCCGCAGGTGAGAACGTCGAGGTTGCTGCCGGGTTTGCAGGAGCGATGTTGCGCTCCATAGCACGGATGGCATCGTCGGAGGTCTGGTGCTCAGACATGCCCAGGAAAATCTGCTGAGCAAGGGACGGTGCTACCGTCTCTTGTCCAGTGACATCCTGAAACTCCTTGACCGTCCGCAGCGTGTTCTCCTCAGTCGGCTGGACGTAGCCCTCTTCCTCGGCGTCCTCCCACTGACCGGAGTTGAACACTTCGCCTTCGATTTCCAGGAGCAACCCGACAGCCGCGCTGGACAAGCCGACATCATCCGAGTTGACCAGGTGGTTGTTGGCAAAATTCCACTCGACGCGCTGCGGCAGACCACCAGGCAACCGACCACCGAACGTCTCACCCTTTTCCAGCACACGGTTGTGCGACGCACCCATGTACTTGATGAGTCGCCCGCTACTGGCGGTGGCTTCCTCGGCAGCGTCGTCCGTGTGCTGTGCAGCCGTTGTCTTCCTGGCCGCGTGCCCTGTTCTTGCCACTACTACCTCCTCACTTACCAACGAGCCGAAAGGATGCCACCTTGACACCCAGGTTTCTCACATTGTCAGTCAGGTCAGAGCCAATGGTTGTAAACAGCGCATCGGTACACTGCCAGCCATCATCTCCTTGCTGTCCTGTGAGTCCTTCTACAGTATCCTTCACTACCTTGTGGATCGCATCAATCCGAGTGAAGTCACCGCGCTCATCGTAGACGTAAACGGTCAGAAGATGACGTTGAGTTTTGCCCGTCTCGCGCACCTCAAGATAGGGTGTTGAACTTGATACTGCGTACTGTGCGTACGGCGTTTCTGGGTCGGCAGGGATCGGGCCTACACCAAGCGAGCCTGCCGGGTACATGCGAAGATCATCAATGGCCTGTGAATCCGCAACCCCGATCAGTGATTGTAACTGCTCATTTGTTGCCCATGCACTCATCAGCATTTCGCGAATCACACCGACACCTTCGTCCTGACGTAGTACGCCTGCATCTGCGGCAGTAGCGCAGCGAAGTGGCGCACAGTAGCAGGAATGATGCCAAATACACCGCCGTTCATCGTCTCCAGGAAGATGCCGTAGTCAACTCCGTGGGCGATGATAAGGGTTTTGCTGCCATCCGGGTCGGTACGAATGGGGGGACTATTCAGTTCGCGACGGGCATCACCAGTCTGGTCTTTCCAAGGCGCATTGGCCTTGGCCCATTCGACCATCTGCTCTTGCATGGCTTCAAGAGTCTGTTCGAGGCCATCTCTCATACCTTGTCCAACATCCTCGGGCAGCCGCCCAAGAGAGGTGAAACCAAGCCAAGAAGATGACATGCCACCGACGAACTGTCCACGGATGTCCCGCATCAGTCCCGATGAAACCAGCGGAGGAAAGTCACCTAGCGATGGCACATTGGCAGGCGCGGCAGCAAACGACGCACCAGAACTCCCTGGTATGTCATCGTTCTTGCCCGCTATGGAAACCATTTCCTACCTTATAACTTATGCCGGTAACGCCTTAGTCGTGAGGATGATGTGCCTGGGCAGCCAACCTGCGTACCTCATCGGGAGCGCTGTCATCGTTGCGCGCATCCATGATGGCGGCTGCGTGAAGGGCGCAGTGTACGGGACCGACCTGATGCCCACTTGTGCAGTCACAGTTGGGGCTGTTGCAGCCGCAGTGGAATACACACTGCGTAGGCTCGATCTTGACGAACGTCTCGCACCCGCACTCAGAGACCTCGTGAGTAAGAGCAAGGCCAATCTCAGGGTGATCCACAACACCGACCACCACGTGAGTATTGCATGTCTCGCCATCATGTGCATGGCCGCATGATGCACAGAACGCTGCAATACAAGGAGCAGCCCTAACGACTTCAGGTCGCACAACCTCGTCAGATTCTGACTGTGTGGTCATTAGCATCCTCCGTACTGCATCAGGAACCCAAGGATGTCCTTGGGGCTCGTCGAGGCGATGAGATTGTCGCCGTGGTTGTTGGTGGTATCGGTTACAGTTGCCACACAGTTCTTGCCCCACGCAGCCGCAAGAGCCGCTACTGTGGATGGAATCACCGTGGTGTCAGCCGAACCATAGTCTAGCCTGCACGGTACCTGGGCAGCCAGCGGTGCCTGGCCAATGAGATCAGCACCTGCTGGCAGTGCCGCAGGAGCCACAACTCCCCATGCCGCACTAAGTGATGCCTGAGCGTTATTGACACGATTATTGTTGTAAGTGTCGTTCAGGTCACTCACTGGCATGATACCATACACTGCTGACACAGAGTTGGGGTTTAGCATTGCATACCTAGATGCTGTGGCGCCACCCATCGAGATACCCACTAGCGCTACCTGGTCTGTTGCGCATCCTAGGCTTTGCAGCACAGACCAGGCTGAAGTCACACGAGCCATTGCCTGGTCGTTACCCCAGTTATCACCTGCTGAGTCAGCGTTTCCCATCTGTCCAGATATGCAATAAATCCCGTGGCGTGCCAGATACGCTGCAATCTGGACAGCATGCGGAGAAACAGTGCCATCTAGAAAAGTGTAGATGAAGGTATAGGCATGGCACAGGATCACTCCGCGCTTGCCAGTCCTGGGAGTGCGAGGCGTCCACAGCATGTCAGGTTCGCCCGCTGCAATGCGTCCTGTCAGGCAGGACACCGAGTAACCGTCAGGCATGTTATGCCGCCAATGCGCCGATGCGAGAAGGCTCAGTGCCGCTGTTACCATTCCAGGCGCTCCACGATCCTGTGGAGGCGTTGGAGAACTGCAACTTGAAGGTTCGCGCTCTCGCAGTGGGGCCTAGCCTTCTTAGTGCGTAAATGACCGGAAATGCAGAGTTGTTCGTGTTGGTCGAAGCATCACCTTGCCAAGTGATTGGAGTGTCAACTCCATTGGAAACTTCCACGATGTTCGGGAACACATACAGCGGTGTGGTGCCAGAAGCGCCAGTTGTGGTGCCTACGGTGCAAGCCGCCCAGATGTACACTGGGCGTACCGAAGCCGGGACCACAATAGAACAGCCCGTAATGTCATGGAAGGCGAAAGCGCCTGCGAATGGACCGTTCATGACACCAGTGTTGTTCTCGGCGTATGCCAACTCCGCTGTGCCTGCTGGGTTGGTGCCGACCAACTGACCAAGCAATGCGCTGTACGCCACGAGTTGACCATCAGCCAGCCCCGGTGGAGCCTTGAAATACTGTGCCAACTCAGCATGGGTGACATAGCCGAACGGATTATCAACAGCACCTGCCACAACCCTAGGTGCAGGCTGAGCCGTGCGGAAGTCCGACTGTGTCGCCAAATAGGCGATCTGCCCTGCCGTCAGCGTTGTCTCGTCAATGGACCACGAGTTGGCGCTGCTCCAAACAGTATCGCCACCATTTGCAATGCCAAGGAAAGTCCAGTCCGTTGCCTTGATCGTCCGGACAGCAGACAGTCCAATGTAAATGCTATAGGTCACTGTGTGCCTCCGGTGCGCCTTCTAGTAGGTGTGATTCTGTTTCGGTCCAGTCGGGCCATCCACCTTCGGGTGGCTCTGGGAGGCTGGCGGCGGCAGGCTCTTCAACTAACCTGTCGTGGCTGTCGGCCAACAGATCATCGTGATCCTTGTGCCGCCAGTGATCGAGAACCTGGTGGTCACCAGGTCCGTCGCCAGGGTGAAAGACCATGCGCTCAATAAGCGTCGACTCTCCACCGTCAGGATCGACAACAAAGACCTCGTTGATAGTGCTGCCCTGAGGAATGTCAGCATCCTCGCGCACTTCACCTGTCTTGGTGTGAAGTAGGTCGCCCATCATGCCGTCCTTGTCCAGTCCATGCGCGTCAGTTCGAGATAATAACCAAGGGTATTTGAGGCATTTCGTGTCGCAGCGGTGAACCGTATGCGCACGGCAGTGGGTGTGGCAACTGCAATGCCTGCAAACACCGAACGTATGCCCACGTTGCCGGAACCAAAATAAGTGTCCATCGTCCCGATTGTGGTGTAAGTCACACCCCCATCGAGACTGTATGAAATGGTTGCGATGGCACCTCCAGACCAACCTAGGGCCGCAACTGCTAGTGAGTATGTGCCACTTTCCAGGTCAGCATCAAACTCAATGGCATCGTTTTGTGCTGCGGTTGAGTTGTAAACAATGCCATTCTCAAAGGTGGTGGTCTGGAAGCCAGATACCCAGGTTCCTTGGGGCGTAGCCTTTGGCACGGTGTTCCATATAGAAACGCCTACGTTACGAGACGTTCTTATCCCTACAACACCAGCAAGAGCCATCAGAACACCACCCATTCCCAAGACACAGTTGCTCCCGCCGGGTAAGTAAGTTGCATAACGGCATTGGCTGGGACAGGCACCCCAGTGCCAATACCATATCCAATGCCGTTAATAGATAAGGTTAGGCCGGGTGTTGCTACAATCACAAGAATTGCGTCTCGGCCCAGCGGATTGCGAAAGATCGTACCGCTAGCAGGCACGGGCACGAACGGATTGGTCAAAGGCCCAGATAGTTGGTTCTTGCCCTTGATTCGCTTCCGCATCGTAACACCTGTGGGACCGCCGCTAACGAAGAGGGCTGGCACTGTGTAATAGTTGCCACCATCATCGGTCATCCAGTAGTTAGGGCAGTCTAGGAATATGAGGTCGTTGGTGTCGATCACGTCGAACAGACGATCAGTATTATGACTGCCCCCACCGAAACCGTCAGCACTACCACCCTGTGACCACTGGCCACCCCAGTTGTCGATTTGTAATGGAGTGGCAGGACCAGCGCCCCCTGATGCGACAGCCGGACTGGTTGGCGAGACAGCAGAAGTGCCACCCGATGCGCCAACTGTAGGATTGGCGATAGCCGATATACCAACGGCATTGTTCCAGTCAGTGAATCTATCAATGTGAGTCACCTGGTTGGAACTATCAACACCTATGGCTGGGCCACCGAACTTGGAGCACAGGATCACAACCAAGTCCTTGACGTGTGCGTACTCGCCGAACAGCGGTCCACTCATCCAGCCTGCAACCACAAGAGTATCAAATGCGATACTGCCGTACCAGTCAAGTGCAAACGGGAAGATGATCGGAATAGCCTGCCTTGCGACGCAGGATGGATTCAGGTTGCTCATTCCGTTCACTCGCCACATGGCCGGTGACTGAGCAGCAAAGTCATCACGGTCAAACTGCACAAGACCTTCACCGCTAAGCCCGCCACACCAACCGGCATCGAAGCCAACAATCGCTGGCGACACAGAGCGCATCGTGACGTTTGTTAGTTTAAATCGCAGGAAGTTGCGCGTGGTGATCATCGAGGTGGGGGTTCTGGTGCTACAGTACGACGCAGGACCACCAAAGGTTGATGCAATCCCAACCGCTGCATTGTAAGCAGGAATCGCTGGCCCACCTACCTGACCAACAGTGGACTCAATAACGGTCCCGCTGCTGGTCCCACCTAGGTAAGCGTAGTCATTACCAATCGGAATACCTACAAACTCGATGCAGCCGCTGACGTCGTCACTGTAGGGAAGCGCCACCTGAGCAAACTCACCATGCGCGCCAACCGCAGGTGGCGCGCCAATTGTGTACTTCTGGCGCGTATCCAGGATAATGCGCACATGAGCCGCCCCGCCCTGGATCAGCGCGAGTGCCGCTGCAAAAACAGCAGCAAAGGCAGCGCTATGATCAGTAGTGGCAGGGTTGCCATCGAACTGTGACATTTGCAGGTCTGTGGCAACGCGACTGGCACCAATGGGTGATGCGCTAGCCCATGTGCCTGCAATGGCAGATGACTTAGCCGCCTGCACTGCCGCTAGCAACGCGGCATTAGTCACAAAGCCATCTGGATTACTAACCACTGCATTGCCGGGGCGAGCGGTTGCCTGGCCGGTAAGAAACTCGGTCTGGGTGGCAAGCCACGCAATCTGACCAGCCGACAGAGTGGCTTGATCAATGGACCACTGGTTTGTAGGATTCCAGGTGGTATCACCTGTGTTGGCAATACCTAGGAACGTCCAGTCTGCCGCCTTGATGGTGCGAACAGTGGAAAGGCCCACGTACCATGTATAGGTTGTCAATGGTGCCCTCCGTAATAGGTCTCAACATCCGCCTTGACCTCGTAGTCTAGGTGACGGTGAACGGACACTACCGTGTAGGTGATGCCTTCGATCACAAACTGGTCACCTTCCTGAATGTCAGTTCCAGGAAGTGCAACCAGGGTGTAGTAAGAGATAACCCGTTCACCATCGTTTTGTTGAATCGGCAGATCATCTTGAATCTTGGCTCCGAAGAACGCCGAGAACGGCTGCCCTGCCGCCTCCCACTCGTCGCCACCCGAAAACCCGCCTGCGGCAGTCCTGGTGCGGTTTTGGCGGCGTTGAAGCGCGATGGTGGTGGGTGCTGAGGCGATCAGGTTGGTGGTCGCTCGCAACTGCTCGTAGTCGAGCGCGGTCCCTACCATCTCACTGCCACCGGCTCCCACATCCAGCGTGGGCGGGGCAGACAGCCGAACGCGTCAAACGACTCACCAACCACACGGTAGGTTGATGTCCACAGCACATCGTCTGCTGAGACCTTGTCGATGTACACCTTTGCCTGCCCGATAGCGGCGCGCTGCATCTGGGAGAACTGCCGCTGTGTGCCGGACTCTGAGATGTCAAACAACTCAGCCCACATGCCAGCCTTAGCAAGCCACAACTCAGCCATCGTCTTGTTGATGTCCTGAGCGTTGAACAGATAAGCGTTGGTGATTTCGGCATCTGAAAAGCGAGTGCTGGTCTCATCGCCACCGACGGGGATGCGCTCGCCAAGAAGGAGCCGCAATCGAGTGACGGTAGAAGCCATCTGGGTCACAACGCCACTGTCAAGAACGCCAAACTCTTCAACAGTCTGCACAGTGTCGCCGTTGATAACGCCAGTGCATGAACTTGACCACGTGCCGAGAGTAGCGTTGCTTGGCAATACGAATGAAAAGTGGTACTGACCGATAGCATCACGGATGAGGTCTTGTGCCGTAGCGAATGCTGCGCCAGTTGGATCGTAGATCGACACCAGTGGGTCTACAGGGTCGGTCAGCGCACCGTCGGAAGTCTCAAAGACTGCCCTCACGGTGTACTGACCGCCCTGGTAGACCTGATTCACGTCTAGTCCTTCGGGCCGTACTCTGCCTTGACGCCATCGAGCGGGTAATCACCCAGGCCGATGGAAGGCGCACGACCAAGCCGGAAGCGCGTGCTAATTTCGGCGTCGATGTGCTGATTGGCCTGGGCCAGCACGTTCATCTTCGCCTGCATCGGCTCAAGGTCATCTGTGATGGCAGTTTTGGCTGCCCGCAGTTCCTCTTCCGACATCTCCGAGGGCAACTTTGTTGCCCACTGCTTACTTGCTGACATTTGGGCCTCCTACCGGCCACAGGCCGGGTGACACGGCTTAGGTGTCACCCGGCCTGCATGATGTTGACTAGGACTGGCCGTTGTCGTCGCCCTCGGAGTCGTCCTCCGAGCCGTCGCCATCGTCCTCGGACTCGTCATCCTCGTCATCATCAGCGTCCTCGTCAGCGGCACGCAGCCGGTCACGAAGCGCATCGGCAGAACCAGACGAGTCAAGACCACGCTCGTTGGCCGCAGCGACAAGTGCAGCCTTGCCCATCGCGTCGTAGTCATCACCCTCGTCGTCGTCCTCGGCGACCGCCTTGCCCTTGGCAGATGCCTTCTGCTGCTTGAGAATCGCCTTACGGCGAGCCTCGTCAGCACTGGCAGCATCCGTCTCGGTGCGACCTGCCCTGCGGGCCATGATCTTGGCGTGCTGAGCCTGCGCACGCTCCTGGATCGCCCGCTCCTGGTAAAGACCATCCTCGGGTGAGACCAACTCGACCTGCGTCTCGTCAAACTCAGCCTTGGAAGCGCCTTCCAGGCGTCCCGCATTCAGTTCGCCCTTGACGAAGGCATAAGCCCTCGGACGAACCTCCTTGTCGGGCATCTCCTTGACATCCAGACCAGAGATGCCCCATCCGCTGTTCAGGTCGTACCGACCGTTGAGGCCGGTACGGAGCCTGACGTACTTCGGGTCGCTCGCCATGTTGCTCGTCCTCCTTCGGGACTAGGAGCGGATCGGGACAGCCGGTCCTGGGTTGGTGGTGAGGTTGGTGGTCGTGTCGATCACCATGCGGCCATCGTTGAAGATGTTGGCAAAGCCGGTGATGATGGACACGTACTCGCCGTTCAACTGACGGCTCACGATCTTGTCGCTCTCGATGAGAAGCGGCATCGCCGTCAGTTGAATGAACGCCCTCTGCACGTCGATGAGGACGATCTTGCCCTCTGCCATGCTGTCGTGGATGAGGATGTCCTGCGAGGTCGGCAGCGGGTTGGCGATGTTCAGCGTGGGCGGCTGGAAGCCCTGCACCAACGGAATGGCACCGATGGCGTTGAACGTCCGCTGGTACTCTGGCAGACCCAGGATCGTCAGCGCCTCGTCCTCGGCCATCAGCATCACCGTAGAGTTACGACCGATCTTGCGGAACCTGATCCACGCCCTTGCAAGGTCGGCGTAAGTCAGCGTGTTCGCGGTCGTAATGCCGATGACAGGAGCCGCAGCGGACCCATCTGCCTGGTCACCGTTGAGAGCAACGTCCACCAACTCCGCATCGAGGTCAGCACCCAACTGAGTGCCAAGTTCTTCAAAGTAGATCGCAGCGAGGTCGATCGGAGTGAACATGATCGACTCGTACGTCTGCCGGAGTCCGCGAGCCTTCTTCTTGATGGTCACCTGCTTCTCGGACCACGCGATGATCTGGCTCTCGGTGATGGTCGCGCCCTCGTTCAGATCACGCAGGCGCAACTCATTGGGATCGACCTTGGTGAAGTCCATCGCTGGCATCGTGATGCCGGTACTGTTGATGGTCTCCTCAGCGGCGACAAGGGTGCCGTAGAACGGCGTATAGGTCAGACCGCGAAGAATCGCATCTCTGAACAACTCCGGGAACAGCCAGCGAGTCAACTCACCAGTGTTGAGCATCTTCTCGACGGTCATACCCGACATGTCGATGCCGAGGTCGCGGTAGAACCGCTCGGGCGTCATGTCCTCGCCGTACGCCTCGGAAAGCGCCGACTTCAGAGTGACTTCCTTGCGGTTGTTGCGGAGACGCTGCATCTCCTTGTGGAACTGCTCGGTGTTGAAGTCCTTGTTGACAGCGACACCGGAGAACTTCTCCTTCAGGCTGCGAGCCATGTCTGACTGCCCCTTTCCTCAGATCGTGAGGCAGTCGAACAACTGCCCGTCAGCCGTGGTTGAGGTGAGCGCAATGCCGACGTTGGCAACGTCCCAGACGACACCACCATCAACGTATGCACCCGTGCCGTCCACCTTGACGAAGTTCCCTGCGGTGATGGCACCCTTGGAGGCGAAGCAACCAACGTTGAGGCCACGAGCCTCAACCGTCACGTCACCGCCTGGGTTGCCCACCGGGAAGGTGGACGAGACATCTGTGACAACGCGCTTGACGTTGCGCACAGACACGTAGCCGATGGACGGCTTGGTGCCGTCCGAGAGGCCAACCTGGTAATCGCCCGTGAGCATTACCGGGTCACCCTCCTGCAATGCCGCAGTGGCGATCACCGTGAGGGCAAGGTGCCCGGTGATGCGACCTCCCGCAACCTGAGTGGTCATGCTTCCTCCTTGGTTGATCTGACTGTCTTGCGGTTGGTCAGCCGTGGATACGAGTCACTGTGTTGGACCCGCTACCCACGTCATCACCGTCGTCCTCATCCGCCGACTCCCGCTGCGGGTTATTCGGATCGGTAGGGAACGAACTGCGACGCACTGCCGATGGGAACTTAGCCTGCGCGACGGACTTGTTGCTGTTGATCAGTTCGTCGAGCAGAGCGATGTTGTCACCGCACGTCTCCAACAACTTCTGGAAGTTGTCGGTGTTCACGCCCCTGCCATCGACCTGGTTTGCCTTCACATACCAAGAAATGGCTTCGGCGCGCTTTGCCTCGATGAACTGGTCACCAAGGACTGCCTTCGGGCTCAGAGCAGTGATCTCATCACCCTGAGCAACGATCTTACCGATCAGCGGGGACAGAGCCGCATCCAATGCGTCACCCTCTGCGTCCTCCACTGCTCGCAAGACCGCATCGGGAACGTTGCCAAGGCCACGAAGCGCCTTGACCACAGCCGCCTTGGACACGGTTGCCTCCTTGTCGTCGTTGTGGCCGTGGGTGTGATTCACAGAGTCGCTCGACGAGTGCGCATAGTCGTTGGGACTTCCATGCGAGTGAGCGTGACTGTGAATCACCCCATCGGCATGCTGGTGAGAATGCGAGTGGCTTCCTGCCGCAGCAGTTACGCTCCCGTCTTCCCTGGGTCCTTCCTCATCGGAGCCGGACCCGACGGCCCGCCCGTCTTCAGCACTCTCTCCGACACGTTCGTCTGCTGAAGACTGCGAGGCGTCTTGTTCGTGCTCCGAGTCAGAGGCACCGTGTGTGCCCTCTGCGGACTGCTCCGCCGCTGCTTCGCCACTTTCATCTCCTTCACTGGAACTGCCGAGGCACACTACCCCGGACTCTGGATCGAACTGCCAAACCAACTTCTGATCGTCGGTCCACGTCAGAAGCCCGTCATCATCCGGTGCAGCACCGAACTGACGAACGGCTTGGCGAACGCGTGGGTCCATCATGCTGTCATCCAGGAGTTCATGCGTCTCCTGACGTGACAAGCCGAGGACCGGGACATTGGCAGCACCCGCTGCCTTGATCAGATTGCGGGCCGACACTGCCTTCTGCCCATCGAGGGCCGCGAAGTACTGTGCTCCGAGGAAGCACTGTGACAACTCGTAGAAGTCCTTGGCCCCCACGAGGTCAGTGCGGCACTTCTGCGCACCTTCAGTTGTCGAGGGACAAGGAATCGCCTCGCCCCACGAGTTGACCTCGGCGTCTGCGGTGTAGTACTGGCCCTTGTCGTGGCCCTCAGCACACCACGAGCCGAAAAAGCGAGATGAGTACATCGGAGCGCCGCACCAAGGAAGTGAGCACTTGGCAGACTCCAGCATCACCCCGACCGATACGGCCCAGTTGATGCCGAAGTCAAGGTTCTCGATGAACGCCTTGTTGGCATCGGTGTTGGGGATGTAGACCTCGGCAGTAAGGAACCGCGATGTCTTGGTCATCGTGTGGCCCGATGGGTTCTGGACAGAGATATCCTTTGTGCCCACATCGAAGATGCGACCAATGGGCAACTTGGTGTAGTCATGCGACACCATGTATGCCTTGCCAACAGGCGAAAGCGCTCCCGCCAGGTCAGCAAAGCCACTGACCGTGTCTGGCATGAAGCGCTCATCATCGCGGTCGTACAGATCGTTGCACGCTAGGGTGCTGAACGCAACAACATCCTGCGCTGTCTTCTCCGACCGCGTGAACTGGTTGATCTTAGCCAACTGCTCTGCGGTCGGCGGCATGGGAGAGGTGTCAACTGCACCTGTGCCACTGCCTTCACCGCCTCCACCTTCACCGCCGCCATCACCACTACCCTTGAGAGTGGTCATGCGCTTGCGAATGTCTACGCCCGCCTTGGTTTCCTTGGCATGGGCGTTGGCATCTGACAAGTTGCGAAACTTGTCCTTGAGTGCTGCGCTCATTTCAGCCCTTCTTCTCTACACCCGTGCCGGAAAACGTGCGCCCGCGATTGGCAGGCTGCTTTGGCTGAGATTCAGTCTTGCTGCTGTCCTGCTCCTTCGCAGAACTGTCCTGCTCAGCCTTCTTGTCGTCGCTCATCCAAACTCCTCGTACGCCTCGTCATCATCCAGGTCGCCGAACGGGTCACGGCGAGCGGACGCATTGGTGTTTCCATTGCCACCCGAACTGTTATCACCACTGCCAGCACGCGGGTCAACACCTGTAGTCGGACCACCAGTGGGCTTCTCACCCAGAGCCTCAGGTGGCGGCTCGGCCATCGGCTTAGCAACCTCGGTGTAGCCCAACTCCTGTGCCGCTTCCACCTGATTGATCACACCGATGAGCCACTTGGTAATGCAGTTACGAATCTCAATCGCATGCGCCTGTGCCTGCTGCAAGCGGTTGAGAGTCTTGTTCTCCTCAAACTGCAACTCGATGCTGGTTGGCTGCAAGCCTGCCAGTGTGCACATCAGCCAATAGCCAGCCTCGATCATTCGCTTGCAGCCACGCTGGTATGACAAGGTGTTGCGAATAATAATGTCGTAGGCAACTCCTGCATAAGTCTCGGTGGTTGAGTTGTGGTTTAGTAGTCCCTCAGCAATGAACGTGCGAGACGAAGTCTGCAATGCCACAACTTCCAACTCACCCATGTCGATGATCGCCGTTACCGTGGCGTGAGCATCCTGCTTGGCAGTCTTGTTGGTTGAACCACCTCGGCGCATCGTCGCGCCTTCCCATACCTGGTGAGCCTTTGCCAACAAGCGGTGTGGACGAATGCTGCCTAGCAGGCGCATCGTCATGTACTGACCGCCAAGGACACGAAGCGTTGACACGTTCTTGTAGTCGCCACTGTTTGGCTCGCCTACATAAGTATCAAATCCGCAACGCTTCATGGCCAGAACCGTCTCGTCCAGCACCACACCAGGCTTTTGACCCATTGTGATCTGTCCGTTCTGGCCCGAACCAGCACGACCGACACAGCCCTCACCGTCGAGAACGCCCGCTAAGTAACCCGCGTCATACGAACGATCCTCATCCCAAGAAGAACCGAACCAGGCGAGCGTGTCGCCGATCTTGAGGTCCGCTGCCTCACGCCACACACGACCGGCGGAACGACTGAGCGCCACGAGCGGGTGTTGCTTGCTGACGGTGATCTCACCCTTGTCGGTTACAACCTTCACGCAGTCAAGCCAGATGCGACGGTTGACTTCGACCGTGGAGCGCTTCATGCGAGTGGTTGCACCGCGCCCTCGGCCTTTGCCCAAATCCTCATCGAACCCGATAACCTCATCACCGAGTTGCAACTGACCAGCAGGTACCCACTCAAGATCGGCGGTTAACACCTTGGTTGATGGCACGACACAGTACGAACGCCCCTGTACTGACGGCATCGACTTCAAGCCAGAGAACACTAGTTCCTCGTTCTGCTTGAAGATCGCAGTGGCACCGGCTGCGTTGCCAGCAAGGCTAGTTGGTTTCACCTCAACATCATCGAAGTGAATGAGGCCACCGTCGCGCACCATGTTCTGGACAGCCTCGGCGTACTTGTCAAGATAGCCAGTAGCGCGAGTCATGTAATCCTCAGCGGACTCACCCGGCTTGGGTGGCATTGACTTCACAACAACGTCAACCAAACCCAGCAGGCCGATCTTCTTAACGATCTGACTCATGTTCTGGATCATGTCGCGCTGGATGCCAATGGGTTCGAGCGCTGCCAGAAACGGTGGCGTGCCATAGGGTGACCCCGGCGCTGCATCAAATGCAAAGTAGTGGAACGTGGCCTCGTTCAACTGCACACAGCCATTGAGAACGGTCTGGCCGTTCTTGCGGGCTTCCGACAACTGCATGTTGGAAACCTTCTGGTAAGGCATGTATCGCTGTTGCTGGATGTCCCAGAAGAACCTGATGAACTTGGGGTTGATATCTGCGAAGTCAACGACCTCGGTCAAGTCCTCGGACAGCAACCACTCACCGCACATCGCACCAAACGTTGCGGCCTGGTCAAGCAACTTGTCGATGAGTCCGTCGATGCCACCGTCTCGCGACTGAATGGACTTGGCCTTGGACTCGATCAGCGCGCTAACCTTACGCTGTTGCAAGTCTGAACTTGCTCGCACAAAGACGTTGTGACCTGAGTTGGCAAGCGTCTTAATATTCTCAACGGCCTGGCTGTAGTCTGCATTGTAGGTAGCCAGCATCTCGATGTAATCGAGTGTGACCCACGGCAGTTGGTAAGCCAGCGGTGCGTATGCCTGGAAGACACGGTCGATGATCGCGGGCACTTGGCCCTGGGCCGCTGGACCAAGGATGGCAGAGCCAACGGGAGCCTTGGTGGCAAACGCAGCACCGGGATGACCGGCCTGGTATTGCTCGGCGGTTCCCGGTGCGTCTGAGTCTGTTCGCTGCGGTAGGTGTGAAACCTCAGCCTCGGTCATCGACCCTCCTCAGCCGTCTATGATGGCGCATCATCCTAGCGTGATCCAAATGAACGCAGGATTGGAGCGCGGAAGTCTGCTCGACCGGCTGCTGCTTCAGCACGGTGTTCTTCTATCTTGTTCTGGCCAGCAACAGCAATGAAGGATACTGGCATCGCACGCAGATGTGAGGTGCCAAGGCGCTCGATGAAACTGGCAAAATAGCAAACCGACGAGTCACACAAGTGGTCATTCTTCTTCTCGATGCGACCGTTCTTACGCTTCCAGTGCAACGCCTGCTGATGGAAGTCTGTGAACTCCGTCGGGTATATGCACTTATTCGCTTCATTGAGGATGTTCCAAGCCGCCACTGCTGCTTCTTTCTCCTCACCAAAGTTGACATCACGTGTGGCGATGCCATATTCCTCGCGCAGCGACTTGTTGAGGTAGTTGCCACCACCGCCGATGTCAGCGGCAACTTCCTTGAACTCAAGTCTGTAGGTTGTGACATAACCCATCACTACGCCGAGGATTTGCGACGTGCCTGCTTCCTCGATCAGATCGGCACGCAGCAACACGTGCCTATCACGGCTCCACTCTTGCCACACCGTTACACCCGCAGCAATCGTACCCCAGTCCACGCAGATGGTGATTGGCCAGCCAGGGCGATACAGCCGCTCTGCCGGTGTGGTGGTGCGGTTTGCCTTGTAAGCCTTCTTGTCCTTGATGACAAAACCAGCGGCAGTGGGCCGCGAACCCATCGCCTCGACCTCGAACGAAGCGTGATTCCGCTTACCACGCTTCCACAGTGCCTCAATCTCGGCTAGTGGAATCCAGCCGTTGGCATACCGCGCTCGGCCACCACAGTATGCGCGATGGACAAGTCGCTTGTTGACCATGTGGGTGTCAGGGTCTGTGTAGTCCTCCCAGTGATCTTCACGGAAGCACTTCTCAGCAGACTCACAGCCCTCAGGCCCGCAGTCACACTGCTCACACACATCGAAGATGTTCCAGCCGTACTTAGTATAGCCCATGTCATCGGCATTGTCCACAACGTCAGCGAACGTACCTGCAATGTTATGGAAGGTAGAACACCGTACATTCACACTAGGACGAGCAGTATTAATGGTCGGCAATGCCGCATTGACGATTGCAGGGTCTGCCTCTGCTTCCTCGTCAATGACCAACACACCACCGGCATCACGGTAGCGTGGCGGATTGGTGCCTGGAATGCGACGACGACCGCCTGCGTGCGGTGAGCGCACCGACTTGGATGACGCAGTAAGGACTCGAATCCACGCGCCCTGGTTGGTCTTGGTCTCAGAAGCCAGCATCTCGCCCTTGACCATTGCATTCAACTCGCGGGTAGCCTCAACGAACCCTTCGATGTACGAATACACCGCATCTGCCTGCAACTGTGATCCACCTAGGTTGAGTGCATCGAAGTCCTTAATGAACGTTAGGTACATCTCGATGAATGCAACGCCAAGACTCTTGCCGCCACCACGGTTGGCGACCGCTACAGCGGATCGAACCTGTAGTGTGCAGACATCCTCAACCAACTCACGGATACCAGGCAGCAGTTGGCCCTCATCGTCGCCAAACCGCTCCTTGGCCTCTTCCTCGGTGATGACACCCAACTCAATCATCACGAACACAGGCTTGCGTGGAAGTTGGATGCCTAGAGACTCTGCAAACGAAATGGGATCATCGCCGTAGCGCTCGCGGATGCGGCTACCCTCGTTACGAACCGCACGCAGCATCTCCTGCGCACCTGGGAGTTGCGTGGCAGATGGCGAACGAGGCATGCCGGACAGTTTGCCACGGCTGGGGTAATGCGTCTAAGGTGCTCGCTTACCCATTCGCTTGTGTACAAGTGCCACAGAGTACCGGCGCAGCCACGACTGGATGGCAAGACGTACGATCACCATAACTGTGCCGACAAACGCACCAATCACAAACCACTCGGGATCAGGCGTCAGCCATAGCAACAGCAAGAAGGTGAACAGCGGCACGGTGTAGGCCAGGCGCACGAACCACCGCACGATGGGCGGCATTGGCTTGGTGAACCGCCATAGCGTCAATGTCCAAGACTTCCACCTCATGCGATTGCTTCTGTCTTGGTGATGGCGTCTCGGCGTGCACGCTCCTTGGCGAGTTGCTGCTCGATGCCTTTCACAGCCTGAGCCAACGTCATGTCGAACTTGACCTTGCCAGTCAGGAACTTCTCATGACGTACTTCCATCGTCTCTATCATCAAGTCCCATGCCTCGTGAAACTCGAAGCCGAAGATGTTGCACACGTTTTCGACTGACTTACGGAGCGCTCGGTACTCATCCTTGGATACCCGCGCGTAAGCAGGAACCTTCTTCACTTCTTCATCGCCTCGTCTAGTGCCTTGAGGAACTGCTCCTGTGTCATACCATCGGTGGCAAATAGGTCAATGACGACAGAGCAAAACTTCATGCCGTCCAGAAAACCCTCTGCCCACTGGGAAGTTAACGTATTGAACAGCGGCAACAGCGGAAACATGTTCTCAGCGCCGGAGCGAAGCGAGTTTGCGACCGCTGCCAAATCTGTCTTAGAGTCGCCTGTCAACTTCACGGTATCACTCACGACTTCTTGCCTTGAGCGATGCGCGGTACTCCATCCGCACTTGCCGACGCCAGTATCTTACTTCTCGCTTGGCTTCGGCGTGAAGTTGTGCGCTAGTGTAACCGCTGTCTGTCTCTGGGTCCGTAGCCATGACGTGCAACCAGTAGTCAAGGTGCTCCTGGGCCGTTCGGCGCTCAGTCATCGACATTCGTCCTTCGCAATCGCCTTGTAGTGCGTGCCGAGATAGTTGAACGCTTGACGACGATGGCCCGCACGGTCCAGGTCATAAGCGTGCTTCGACACGTCCAGGTCGTATCGTACGAGCCGAGGATGGCATGGGTGCGCAGAGGTGGTGTGCGTAGGAGTCACAGGTGTGTGATGGGTAGCGGTGGCTGTAGCCCAACTGACAAGCACTATGATAATGCCCACGAACAAAACGAGCGCTAAGGATGTAAGAACGATCTGAGCAGTCTGCTCTCGTCTAGTATCCATCGCATCTCCTCGGCTTGCGGCCTATCTGTGCTCCAGCACCTTTGGAGCACAGACCTTTGCTAGCCAGCCTGTCTATGAGGGCTTTCTGTCCACGCCACCATGCCTCGGTCGGATGACCGCAACGTGTGCAGTTCCAGAAGCCGGTACGAGTTGAGCGGAAGAAGCCCGACCTACTGCCGCAGTGGCAGAAGGCCGGGACTACTTCACTCGCCGCCGACGACAGTCTTGCCGCTGCCATCGACGTGCAGAACCTTGTTGCCGCTGTGCGTGTCGATGATCACGTGGAACTGGCAACCCGGTCGATAGCAGAACGCATGGATGTGGGTGGCGGCACCCGTCGTGCGTGGGGCGCTTCGCGAGTGCGAAGTTGACGGAGTGGTTGTCTTGCCCTCACGAGTAGTGAGGACGCGGTGTAGACCGAAAGCACAAAGTAGGCGACCGATCATTGGGATTCTCCCTCCTGGTTGGTTATGGGCATTATACGTCAGTGCATAAGCCCAGCCACGACACCGAACATCAACGCGAACGTCAGTGTCGCTGCCATGAGTGCAAAGAACTTCATGCCGTTATTCTACGAGAAGAAGCGCATCTTGTAAAGTGTTAATCCTGTGACAGCGATCAATCTCCAAGTCGGTGAGCAAACGCTCGAACGGTGACAGGTGCTTTGGTGCGGGAGCAGGTATACCCATCACGCGATCCATGACTTGCTTGAAACCCTCGATTATAGGTACTACTGCTCTTGCAGCCTCTTGTGCAATGCGACTCATAGCCTTGCCGAAGTCGGCAAATGTCTTGTTGATCGCATCCCAGTCAATGTCCTTGACGTTGATACCAATCTTGGCAAAGAGAGCAAGCGCCTCAGGGTTCAACTTGGGTGCTGGCCGCTGTTGGGTCATGTGGTGATCCTACGTCACGCCGAATGAGAAGTGAGCCTGGATACCACGTCCCTCGGGAAAGCCCATGTCAGCAACCGCATGCAAATCGACTCGCGTGAAGCGTGTGCGGTATGTCTCAAGCGGCTCGATCACCGGGAAGTCTGCGTCTAGCCAAAACTGACGCGCTGTGAAGTCAATGGCAATACCGTCCCAGACCGGGAAGGTGTGGAAGTTCGACAGGATGCCGTCACGGTGTGGACGGGTGATGTCCTTGGCTCTGAAGCACCGCGCCCAAGCCAACTTCTCAGTCATACCCGACATCTTGGCCTGCATCGTGAAGGTGTAGGTAATCACGCCACACATGTTCTCAGCCTCGTCATGACAAGCGAGGTAGTGCTCTTCCATAGCGAAGCGCTCCACGAACGCCGCAACATGTGGCGGCAACATTACTCAGGCACCTCGTAGTTGAAGATGGACTTGATCTTCTCTTGCCAGTCATGCACCCCACGGTGGTCCTTGGGATAGAAGCAGGCGTGACGACCTTTCGCCTTCTTGTCACCGGCCCAAGGTAGCGATCCGCAAGTGCGCTCTTCCTCGATGGCCTTGATCATGGCCCACAGGTGGTTCATCTTGTCGTCGCCAAACTTACAGCACGCGGACTCGGTCTGGTTCTCCCACCACGACTGAATCGCAGACGGCAAAGTGACATCGTCAGGCAAGAAGGCGTACGACTCGCCTGCTAGTAACACAGAGGCCAGGATGCCACTGCGTCCTTCAACCGGGCATGGCATCCAGTGGCGTACACACCACATCCAGTTGAATGGCTGAGGGTTGGCTTCGCGCCAGGCGAGGTATCCTTCGGGATCACCTGTGAAGTCTGGCAACTCGCTCATGCGCCGCTTACCGGGCCGAAGTGCATCCGCATCGTTGTACCGTATGCGCACAGCGCACTGAACAGCGCCAGCCGCGCATCACCTCGACAGGATGCGATGAACTCATCAAGAAGCGCATCAACAGTGTCATTGATGTTGCCAGGGTCACCACCACTACGTCGCTGCAACTCTGATACATCACCCGAGACGATGGATGCGACTTTGTTGATTGTGCGAACATGCTTGGGTTCCAGTGCCCCCGCGCTGTTCAGCCAACCACGGTAGTCAGTTGTGGGCATCGTCAAACTCACCGGAGAAGATCAACAGTAGCCGCGTCCCGTTCTGATACGGGTTGACCACTTGCATCTGAACGTGGTCAAGGCTATCGAAACCGCGCTCACGCATCTGGTCAGCAATACCTTCCACTTCCTCGACGCGGATGTGCTCGACTGCTGTGTGACGCCTGATGAGTGCCATGTTGCTATTCTACGCCGTAGGCCGTCGCCGATGCGCGTCTCGCTCTGCGCTTTGCTATACCTTGCTGCGCCTGTGGCTCACGTGAATACGAACCCACCTGGGGATAGGACGAGGCTGTCCGCTTCCAGGACACTTCTGACCGTTCTTGCGGTGAGAGCGAACGTTACCGCTCTTGGTCTTGCCCACTAGTTTGCCGCACGTCAGGCAAGTGTCTGTATGGTCACTCAGGTGAGTCACGAGACTTGCCACCCCAGCGCAGGCAGTAAGTCCTCGGTGAAGAAAGTCAACCTGCGCCCGTTGACGAAGTGAATGGTAGACTTCATGCGCCGCAGCGGATCATGGTCTGACCACGTGTGATCCAGATGCACAAAGTTGATCTGGTCCGTGTTGACGAGGTATCTCCCGATCTTGACGATCATGCCTCTATCGTACGAGTGCGTTGATCTTGTCAGTGACCTTGAATGGCGCGTCGTCCGGTCCCTTGATGTAAGGAACGATCCAGATGCGTTCGACTCTGCGGTCGCAACCTTCCTTCACACAGAACGCCACACGCTTGCCGTTCTCCACCACGGGTGATCCCAGGACATGTTCGCACGCAGTTGACCGCGTCCCATACGGCTGCCACCGCCAGTGGCCGCGCACGACCCAGCGATGGTGCCACTCGACCTCAGACTCTCCGGCGTGCGCGTGAGCCGTACGACGCAGCGCGATCACCGTCACCCGGTCTGGAACCATAGCCCGCCGCCACCTCTTAGCGCTGGCGCGATCTGGCGTCGTTTGTGTCTTGGCGGTGATGGACTGCTCAAACATCATCAGCATGGCCAGGATGTAACGCATGTGGTTGTCAGCCGCGCCGGTCACAGGTGAGCCGTCGCCGTGCGACAGCGTGAATGAGTGCTCATCGACAACCGCTGAATCCAACAGGGGAGGCCCAACAGTCGCACCGTCAGGGATCATGCCAAGATGCGCCAACTGAACGTGACCCATCTCGTGCAGGTGATCAGGATACGTCTCGCGTACCCACTTGGTCACCGCGTCCCTGTCGTCGTCCAGTGCAGCGTACATCGTCACGAACATCGTAGGCACACCGTTGTCTATCGTGCGTGACCACAGCATCGCCTTGATCACAGCGTTGTCGTCGTTGTGATCATGCAGTTGATAGCCACCGTCAATCCACACGAAGCCTGTGTCGCATGGCCACAGGTCACCGACGAACATATCGCTGTCATCAAGCCCCTTCGCCGCGAACTCAATGACCTGCGACATCTCGCGTGAAACGAAGTATGCATCTGCGCGAGCAAGGCGTGACATCTCAGCGTCAGCGAGATGAACCGAACGTCCCCGCTCATAGACCTTGCCTGTGAATGAGGAGAACCAGCCATCCATCACACGTCGCACGAAGGGCTGCGTCAACTTCATACGAAGTAACGCCATCTCGTCTAGTGCCTGCTCCGCTCGCATAGGAACATTGTACGTGTAGACGTATAGATTGTCAAGTGTCAGTGTCAAGTTGTCAGTTATGGATTTTGTAGTGAAAACCCTCAAGTTGGGAAGCCATGAACGGCGCAGCCGCTGGGGCGTAGCCCCTGTCAGGTCGGGGGGTGTCTATCGGACGCGCGTCGTATCGCGCGCTCGGCCTACATACGCGAGACAGGCCACACACTAGGGTGATGGTCCGCTAGGCAGGGGTAGGGGTGGCGGTCTTGTTTGCCCGTCTGCGTTGCGCTGGCGCGCGGCATGGGGGTAGGGGTGATGCGTTGAGCCTCACCAGTGGATGCCGCAGTGGCGACCGTGTGAGGCTCACGCGCGTATGGCCTAGGTGCCGACACACTGGGGTGTCGGTGGTGTCGTGAGGCTCACTCCCCCCGGTGGCGGGGCGTGTAGGTGCTCGGTTGCGCCATGTCGGCGTCCGCAATGTACCCGCCACCATGCGCGACCGCACCCACCATGCAAGGCAGGCACCCGGTAAAGCCATCGGTAGACAGATGGGGTGCGAAGTAGGCCGCGGTGCCATGCTCGACAACGTAGAGCGCAGACATGCACGCGTCACACGTCACGGCGTAGGTGTGGGATGGGGCATCGGCGTAGAACACTGCCGCATCGGACTCATAGAGCAGGACGGTAGCCGGTGCTCCACCTTCCGTGTCATCGGACGTGCCGAGGTAGACAGTGGCGAGTGTGTCGGTAGTGGTCATGGGATGTGCTCCGGTAGGTGTCAAGGGGTGGGACCTAGCACACGGCCTAGGGGGTGTCGGACCCTAGGCCATGCTCCAAGCCTCACGCGTCGATGATGCCGAGTCCCTGTAGCGCGACCGCTGCGGCCATCGTGGAGTGTGCACCCGTAGCCTTGCGGGCCACGGCCATCAGTGAGCGCACCGTCTCAACGGCTCGGTAGGTCTGCTCGGCAATCTCGGGGATGTCGTACCCCTGTGCTGCCAGGGTCATCACCTCAACGACCTGAGGCGACACGCGTACGTCTGTCACAGTGGCGGGGGTAGTGGGCACGTCTGCCGCACGGACACCGGGGGTACGGTAGTTGCGGACCTCAGAGCACGGGCGACCCTGCCGCATGAGGGTGAGCGCTGCCAGTACGTCGCCAGTCTCGCCCCGAGTGGTGAAGGTGTGGCCTGCCTCACGGCGTAGGTGCAGGAATGCAGCGCGCTTGAGCGCTTGGTCATCGCTGCGCAGGATGTGCCCACAGTCATACCGGCCACAGTGTGACGCCGAGGTGACGGGGTGTGTGTGTGCTGGCATGGTCTGGCCTTCCGGTAGTGGGCCGCTCGGTTGCGGCCATGTCTCAAGTATGGGGGTGAGGTGACGGGGTGTCAATGCCTGAGACATACCCAGTGTGTGATGTGTGTCACACCCCCGACACCTAGCCCTAGGGTGGCGACCCCACCCTAGGGGGTCGGCCCAGCATGACCCTAGGGTGGTGTTCTACGTCAGCCGCCGCCAGGCCGCGATGAGGGGTGGTCACCCTAGGTTGTCGCTCTACGCCTACCGAAGTAGGCGAGACATTCAGCGCTTAGCGGCGAAGTACACTGATGCCGCAGTAGCAAGCGGCCACGCCAGCGCTCGAATGATGTCGATGGCTGCGTCCATGTTCACCTCCCCAAAGCGAACGATGGGTCCGTGAAGATCAGCACGGTGTCGCCAGTCGGCTCATACCGTACGCCGTGCTGCTCATCGCGGTAAGACGCGTCAACCTCGCGGGCAAGTGCGCGACGTGCAACGCGGTCCTCGATGTTGTGCTTGATCCGCTGCGGGGTGGACTTGGTGCGGTTCTTGCGGGCCATGATGTCCTCCGGTAGTGGTTGTGGTGCTGATGTGAACATCATCGCTAGTGCCCGCTGCGATGTCAATAGATGCCCTAAGGTGATGTTAAAATGCCGAGATATACCCCTAGAGTGATGCAAACGCATGATAACCCTAGTATGATCATCTACGTCTGGTCTCAACCTAGTGTGAATATACGGCCGAAGCCGCAAATCTACTCGTTCAGCGTAATGATCTGCTGCGAGACAACGAACACATCGCCAAGGTGGGCTGTCATGTCCACGAACGAGCGGTCGATCCACTCCTGCGTTGTGCTGTCCATGTGGTTGCGCCTTACCTTGCGAATCCACTTGGTCTGTGTGTCGATCATGACTGCCTCCGGTAGTAGGTCTGATGTCATTAGTATCGGCCTATGTGCTGTTCATGTCAATGTGTAACCTAGGGTGGTTGCTGCCAATCGTGCTATGGTGATGACAAGTGTGTTGCCTAGGGTGATTACCCTAGGATGCCATCTACGCTAGCAGTGAAACTTGTCAATCTAGGGTGGCATCTACGCTGCTGGATGCAGCGCATAGATTGATCACCTCCTACGCTACGCGGTAGCCGCGTTCGATGTGGGCAAGGTTCGTAGTGGTGCCAGGTACGGCTGCGCCAAGCCACGCTCGAACGTAGTTCTGCTGCTTGGACGTGGTGACCGAGAACGACTGCTTAACACAGTAGACTGTGCCATCGTTCAGCACCCATGCAATGGGCGTGTTGTACGACACCACAACGTAGCGCACCGTGCCATCGCGGTATGCGTCCTGAAGCAGTGCGGCTTCATCGCTGTTCAAACGTCCGGTCCAATACGCAGACCACTTACTAGCGGTCAGTCCCCGCAACGAGTGTCCTTCAAATGGCCGCAAGTGCGCTAGGTGCCCTTCCGGCCCACTGATCTGCCTATATGCTGCTGTACCCATGATTGCCTCCCTTGAGATAGGTGCTTGCTGTAACTTGATCATTGGTCATTACAAGCGTGAAGTCAAATAGTACCCTAGGGTGGTTATGACATCTTGTAATGATAAGTATGAATGACAACCTAAATTGACACACGCAGAATACCAATCTACGTTGTAAGTTTCAAATCCTAGGGTAATGGCGTCCCTCCTTAACTGCCTCGGAGCGGGGAGGGTGGCGTTGTGTAGGACTAGGGTCAAAATGGGGGTTCATGGTTGTAATGAACAGATGTCATAACCCCAGTACGATACTCTACGGCTGGGAGTAAGGCGTACTAGGGTGGCGTAATAGTGGTCTACTACTAGGCTTTCACCTTAGAGTGAAGTGCCGCAGATCAACACTTGAACCTAGGGCGATAACGGGCACCCTAGTAGGGTAGGTGCGCGGAATCTTGACCCTAAGGTCATATCTGGCTCAGGTCTGGATGACCTGAGGTGACGATCTACTCGGGGACCAATAGGCCGTGCTCGGTTTCGACTGCACCATCAATAGCAAGGGCACCGCTGAGCCAACCTGAAACCTCGTCCTCGGTTGCCTGCCGATAGTTGGAATCGGCAACAATGATGGCACGTACGCCATCAATGAAGTCCTGGTCTGCTATGTCGCGGGCCTGACCAGGTGTTACGACCGCACTGTCACGTTCGGACAAGAGTCGCCGAATGGCCTCTAACGATTCATTCATCTCAGGTCATCTCCAGCATGCGCTCGTGGCGTGCGACTGCCAGCCAGTAGTCCGCGTTCTTCGTGTTCACGGTGTCACCCCAAGGCCGCACCTCGACCGCAGATGGGTCCATGACGAGCACGGTAACGAACATGCCGCCGATGTGCTGGCCCTTGTCTAGTTGGACAACCAAGCAGGGATACATCACCCCGCGTGAGTGCGTGAAGGTGTGACCGCTGACTTGTCCGGTGATCGAGCGGTCGATGACAGACCGCACATCAGTACCGACCATCGGCAGTGCTGTGAACGAGTCAGGCACCTCGCGTGGTTCGTTGTCCATGATGACCTCCGGTAGTAGGCTGCTGTTCGATGTAACAATCGTCGCATGCCTGCATGGTCAAGTCAAGAGGTTTGCACGAGATCACCCGAGGTGACAGATCGGGCGTGACCTTAGCATGATGTAATCCTAGGGGCACGATTGCCCTGAGGTGAGGGAAGTCACCTCAGGGTTCGATCTACGTCAGGTTGAGCAGACCGCGAGCATCCTGGACCGCACTACGCTTGCCATCTGCGTAGGCACGTCTGGCGTCGTTGGTACGTCCGCTGTAGGTGTCGTCAGGGTGAGCAGTCGCCAGCATCAACAGGTAGCGAGGCACACGGTCACCATCAAGTGATGGGAATACCTGAGCGATGTTCTCCCAGGCATGGTACGCACCTTCGCGCTCCGCGAGGTTGACCAGCGCATCGGCTAGGCTCCGGTGATCATCACCTAAGCCGATGCGTTCGATCAGGTGACGACGAGCCGACTCGTACGATGCATGTGCTCGGGTGAGAGCCGCAGTGATGGCGTCGGTCTGTGTCGGCATCAGGCTCTCACCCGACGTGACCCGAGGGGACGGTCTGCCTGGAAGGTCACCGGCAACTTGATGTCCTCCAACTTGGCCAGCCACTCGTCGCGCACGTCGTGACCGTACTTGTACTTGATCCGTGTCGGCTCACCTGGGGTGTGACGGATGAAGTCAACCTGCTCCGCAACCAGGACATGCTTCCCGTCAGGTGATGAAGCCACGGTGACCTCAGTGTCCATGTCCCAGTCCTCGGGATCGAACACCTCTGTGGGGATGGTGAACACTGCGTACATGAGTACCTCCGGTAGTCGGTGTCGTGTTGACAACAGAATCGTTGCATGTGGCGTAGGTGATGTCAATAGGTTGCGCGCATTTCACCTGAGGTGAAATAGCCTTGCACACCCTAGTATGAATATTGACCCTAGGTTTACGTCTACTGCGTCATGCATCTAGGGTCATGGCCGCTGGATGCGGCTCACCTGAGGTGAGTTCTACGCTTCGCCACCTTCGTCGTAACCCCACAGCGAGTCGTCATCGTGGTCATGCTCGAACGGACACCTACCCGCAGGCACAGGGGTGACGGATGTGCTCTTGTCATCGTTCCAGGATCGCCCACAAGATGGGGTCATGCACTGTGCCCAACCCGCAGGAAGTGTACGGAAGTCAACGAAAGGCATCTCGACGTACTCCACCCCACGGTCATCCGTCAGCACAGGATAGTCGATAGCCACGGCCCAGGTCATCGGCACGCTCCCGTCTCGGTCAAGGTCTGGCAGGTGTGCCCGCACGACGCACACTTGAGGTTTTGGTAGTCGGTGGATCGGGTGAGGTAGTAGAACGTGTCGTTGTTGCACTGCCGACAGGTGATGACCTCACCCGACATGACGTGCCTCACCTGACGTGCTTCGGCACGTTCGATGAGCCAGCCGCCGACAGACTCGAAATGGAAACCGCAGCGCTGCATGAACGAGTCACGGTCGAACGTGGTCCTTGATCCGGCCAGCACACCGGCCACGCCAGATGCCACGTTAACCAGCCTGGTCTGTGCCGAACGGAAGATGTCGCTGTCACTGAGCGCGGCAACCATCGCTGCCTCGCGACGAAACACGTCCTCGATCTTGCCTTGCTCAGCCTTGCTGATCATGTCGTACCTCCCGGTAGTGGATGTCGGTGTGATGTGAACATCGTTGCATGTGATGACCAGGATGGCAAGCGATTCGGGTGCAATCACCCGAGGTGATGTAATCCGCGGTTGCTCACCCTAAGGGCATCATCACACTAGGATTACCAGCGCTCAGGCGTCACCTGAGGCTCCATCTACTAGTTGTCACTGCTACTGACATAGACGTTTCCGTCATCACCCGACATGGCAAACTGTGGCGGCATGCCTGAGGTGAAGCCGAACACTGGCGCGCCCATCGGGAAGTCGAGCAACTGCATGATGCAGTCGCGCACGGTAGTGGGTGCCTTGTAGTCATGCCTGTGACCATAGGCGATGGCGCAACCAGCACACCGCAGCGCTTCGTGCGCGAGACTACGCAGGTACTCGTTGCTGATCGTATCCACGTTGACAGGGGTGTAGTCCATGCAAGTGGTGAACCCTGTGGACTCGACTACGATGCACGACAGACTGTCCAGGAAGGCATCTGAGGTGAACAAGTCATCATCTGTGGTGAGGTCGGTGATCTTGTCCTCGTCGTAGACAAGCATGGTCAGGACCGCGTACTCACCTGATGTGATCTTGGCTTGGGTGGCCTCGCCATCGTCACCAAAGTCACCGGCCACGTATGACTCGGCATCCTCGGCAAACCGCACGACGCGCTTCATGACCCCTGCCGATGTGCCCACGCGGTCAGCGCCGCAGCGAGTACCAGCGCTTCATCAGCATCCACCCGAACGTCCGAAGAATCGTTCAGGATGTTGCGAGATGCACGCACGGTAAGGGTTGCGGGGTCAGTGCCTACTGGCTCTAACTCCACTCTGCCTGTGCTGTTCTGTACTGAGAACAAGGTTGCCTCCGGTAGTCCGTACTCAGCACCACTCGGTTGAGTAGCGATGTGAACATTCTGGATTCCGTAGCCGAACATGTCAAGGATTTCTGCCACAATCACCCTAGGTAATTAAAATCACACTAGGATGTGCACCGCCGAAGCGGCAAACTAGACGGCTGTCGGGCCATTGACGAACGAGTAGCCTAGGCTAGACAAGGCATCTGTCAACTGCTCAAAAGCCTCGTTGGTCAGTCCGGTAGAGTCACCGGCATCTACCATCTCGTCGTCATCTACTGACAGGGTCAGTCGAATCTCCATCTACATCACCTCCTTGCAGTATGTGTGTGACAGCACCGCCACGAGTTTGCCATCGAGACGTACGGGCGTGACTACTGTGCCCTCGCCCTTCCACATGTCCTTGAGGCACTTCGGACAGATGCCAAGCGACACCCCACGTTGATCATGCCGCTTGGCCTTCTTAGGCATGAGTCACGGTAAACATCATCACCTTGCCAGGATCGTCCGCTTGTGCGGTCATCTGCACCACATCCAGCGCACACTTCCAGTCATCACAGAGGTACACCTCTCGTGACGCTGCCAAGTTAGAGTCAGAGTTTGGTTCGATGACTACTACCACCTGAGGCATCACGTGTCCCAGATACCGGACGCCACGAGAGACACCTGAGGTGCTGACCGCTTGACAAATGTGGCACCGATGCCATCGGCCTCTGCATCCACAACACCGTTCACCTTGCCAGTGGCTAGGATGTGTAGGCCGTGGATCAGATCGCCTCCGGCATCAGTAGATGACCTCTCCTCAGAGTCATCGACCCTGAACAGAATGTAGCGGCTCACCGCTTGACCTTGGTGCGATTCTGCTTGAGCGTGTTGCTGGCCTTGCAGATGAAACCGCGTGCGTTCTTGTGCCTACGCAGGTTGCCGTTGATCGTCACCGGCACGTCTTTTACCGAACAGGTGTGGCACTGAGCCACCCGATTCTTGAGCACTCCAACAGGCATGGTTACCTCCTCACTGTCCAAGAGACTGAAAGTGTGCGAACGATCCAGGAGCAGGTGCCGTAGAGCCAAGCACAGGCATCGGCATGGACCGATGATCTTCGATCCGCATACCGTCTGTACTAGGCGAAGCAGTAACACCGGCATTGCCATCAGCAGCCCACTCACTAACCGCTTCCTCATACGTGGCGAAGATGTGCAACACACCATCGTAGTCGGTGTAGCCGTAGACCAGCATCTGGCGTTCTCCTTCCTGTTCGCTGTTGACAGTGACAATCATCGACCTGTGATGTGTCAATGTCAAGCGATTCTGCGGAGTTCAACCTTAGGTGACCCAGATGCCCCTAGTGTGTTGAAACTTGCATCTACGCCTAGGGTGTTGAGGGTGGCGCAAGTAGAATGCCGAAGCACTTCTATGTGAGAGATGCCTCCGCGCCATATCTGAGCATCTCGTGCGCATTCCAGTCGCCTGATTCGATCACAGGTAGGCCGCGCATCCATTCGTGCCGCACATGCCAGCCGAGACATGTGACCTTGCTGCCATCCCACAGTGTAGCCTCAACCTCACGCGCGACGTAGCCAGCACCACGTTCGACGCGACAGATGTAGTGAAACTCCACCGTGTCGTCATCAACGGTCAGCACTTGGCCATGTATGACCCCAGGGCCATCAAAGTCAGCGTACGGGAATGGGCCGTAGTCAAGTAGCGTACCGGGAACAGTGGCATCTTGTGCAGGTGCAATCTCTGCCTCATGCCCCCAACCGCAACAATGGCTCTTGTGCATGAGCGTTCCATACACAAACATGTACCGTTCAGCCACGGGTTGACTGCTCACGGTCAAGCACTCGCTTGGCGACCGCAGGGTCAGCCTCACGGCGCAGCAACCGCTGTTTCTTGGCTCGCTCCCACGGAGTCAACATGTCGTCGGGCCATGCGACAGACCGCGATGCAGTCATGCGCTTGGGGCGCTCACGAAAGTCCTTCGGCTTCGGTGTCCGTGCCAATGTAGCCTCCCGGTAGTAGTAGGTGTGTCGGACTGACCGCTGGCCAATGCGTCTCGCACTAGCGATTGCCGTCGAAAGTGACAGAGATGGTCATAGCAGCCAACCCGACACCAGCATCATACGTCAGCAGATGTTGTCATGTCAAGTGCTGCCCTAGGGTTAATACGCAGTTGCGTAAAATGACCTCAGGTGAAGTTGTGTGATTCTCATTGACATCAGTCCGAACGATGGGCAAGATATCCACATACCCGTTCTGACTACCGGAAGGACGACACATGGCACGGAAATTCGGCATTGAGATTGAACACGGGCTTGCTCCCGGCTTCAATCTCCAGGGTGTTGCCGACGCGTTTGCAGCCGCTGGGCTTGGAGACGGTCGCATCTACCCGTACAACCGTAACGCCAGCGGTGGCCTGTGGACGATCAAGACCGATGGCTCTGTGGCTGGTGGCGAGTGCGTGTCGCCTGTGCTGGACATCGACAATCCCGAGCACCGCGAGCAGGTCACCAAGGCTATCGCAGTGCTCAAGAGCGCTGGCGCTGTCACGGACGAGTCAGCAGGTATCCACGTTCACATCGACGGCTCTGGCATGGACGCCAAGCAGGTTGCCGCTGTGGCGCGCATCTTCACGAAGTTCGAGGACTGCATCTACCGTGTAGCAACCTCAGGTTGGGAGCGGATGCGCAGTGGTGGTTCACGGTACTGCCGACCGCTTGAGTACGCTGTCGCACAGAAGATCGCCAAGGCCAAGACACTTGAGCAGGTCGCGGATGCCTACTACGGCACGAATCGTGGACACGGCATGCAGCGTGGGCAATCGCACCATGACCACGCGCGTTACTGCGGCATCAACCTGCACTCCTGGTTCTACCGGCAGACCATCGAGTTTCGCGTGTTCAACTCGTCGCTGAACCCCGAGCGCGTGCAAGGCTACATCGGCATGTGCATGGCAATGGTGCAGGACGCGCGCAACGGTCGGACTCGCTCGATCAACCGCCGGTACGCACTCGGCGGTATGGCTGATGGCACCACCAACGAGGCCAACGCACGTCACCGCTTTCTGCAAGTCCTGCGTTACGACGGTGGAATGGCCTTGGAGGACATGGAGCGGTTGACCAAGATTTGGAAGGACTCACGTCCGCAAACGAGAGCGGCATGTGGAGCATGACGTGTGACTGTGGGCGGGTAGCCAATCCGGCCTATGGCAGTCATCACTGGTGCTGTGTGCAGTGTCCGAGGTGGGGTCAACACACCACCTCATGTGATAAGCGCAGCACCGTAACATCTACCGGAAAGGAAGTGACATCATCTGCGGCATCTTCGGAGTGAGTTATGGCCCGCTTGGTCCAGCGGGTGAGGAGTGGGGACCGACTGACGCATCGCAACTGATGTTTGCGGCCATCGTGCATCGAGGCCCGCACGCGTTTGGTTGGATGTCGTTTAACGACGCCACGGGCATCACTGTCGAGAAGGCACCTGGCAAGGTCACCGAGCACCTACAAGATGTGCAGGTTGACGACGAGTGCCAGTGGTTCGTCGGCCATGTCCGCTGGGCTACAAATGGCGATCCCGAGGACAACGTGAACAATCACCCGCTGATGCATGGTGGGGTGGTTGGTGTCCACAACGGCGTGCTGAATGACTGGCAGCCGATTCTGGACGAAACAGGACGTGAGGACGACACAGCGCTGGTGGACTCCGAGGCGATCTTTGCAGCCGTGAACAAGTGGGGCATCAAGGATGGCCTAGCCAAGATCAAGGGCAACATGGTGTCAGTGTTCACCGAAACGAAGCACCCGCAACTGCTGCACATCGCACGGTCATATGGCCGTCCACTGATCTACGCGTTCACGCCGAACGGCTCGATGGTGTTCGCTTCCGAGCGCAAGGTGCTGGATGCACTGGGTTGGAAGTTGTCTGGCTTCCAGACCATGGAAGGCTCGAAGTACCGTCACCTGACTGTGCGTGGTGGCAAGATCACCGCACGTGAGCAGTACAAGGCAGACACAACGCACCGCACTACCATTCCGGCGCGCACTCCCGCAGCGGCAGAACGCGGTGGCATCCCGTTCAGTGGCATCACGGACTACTTCGACCGTGGACGCACCAAGCCACGCCGTCGCGTATCGCCCAGAGGCGGCAAGGACGGACGAGGAACGGTGCGCGGTCTAGTTGAGCCTCCGGCGAGTGGCGGAACGTCCCTTGACCCGCTCAAGGGCACTGCGCCTGGTCTGGTGGACAAGTGGGGCGGCACCTATCTCGGCGCTGGCTGGTATCGCGCTGCTAGCGGACGAGTGATGACGATTGAGGAATACATCACCTGGCAGGTTGATCAGGAGATGGCACGTCGTGAGCATATGGCAGAGATAGACGCCGAGGCTGACTACCGCTCCACGCTCGAAGCACAAGAGCAAGAGCAGATAGAGCAGTACCTCGCCGTCATGGAACGGGACGGAGGTTTGCAGTGATCCAGTGGGACAAGCAAGGGGAACTGCTGCATGAGCAGGAAGATGAGTCGTGGATGGATGTCATCGCGGTGACACTCGCGTTCGTCGGCTGTGCTCTGCTGGTCATCGGGGTGGTGGTTTTGCTTGCCCCGTGAGTTGAGCCGCACCGAGACCATGCAGATCATGGAAGAGACTGGTCGGTGGTCAACTGTGGTCATCGGCGCTCTCAAGGGCGGCAAGGACGTACGCCGCAACGCGCTGACGCTGATCGACGCTGACATCGCCAAGTGGAAGGCACAGATCGAAACAGCCAAGATCGCTCGTGGCTATATCACGGATGCCAACAAAGAGGACGACCGCCACTAGGCCCGCTTCGGCGGGACACACCCTAGGTGGGTACAACCCTAGAGTCTTGACAACGATAGCGTACAATGTGTCATGGCCAGTGGACGTTCAGAGGAAGTGGCACGGCGTAATCGCAACATCCGTCGGCGGTACAACCGTGGCGAGATGCCTGGTGCCATTGCTAAGCGGTATGGCATCTCACGGCAACAGGTACACGTCATCGTGGCCGACCCCAACAGCGGTGTTGCGACCGCACGCGTGGCACGCCAGATCGTTCGACCTCTTGAGTCGCTGCCTACGGCCTACGACGGAATCCAGCACGGCTCCGAAGCCGGGTATCGGGCCGAGTTGGCTGCTGGCCTTGAGACGTGCGACGACTGCCGCACCGCACATGCTGTAGTTGTCAGCGAGTACCGCGAGCGCATCACCTCAGGTGAGTAACGCAAGATCACTTGACATCTGTTGACAAGTATGCGTATGATTCTCATGTCGGCTTGACCGACCACTACCGGAAGGAGAACAACATGGCTCGTTTGCACTTGAGGTTCCGCAACATTCACAAGGGTGCGAAGGCTGCCGGTGAGCGCCTGTTTGTCGCCAAGCCCTGGGTTGGCTCCGATGAGGAGAAGCAGTCCAAGTTCGAGCGCTTCCTCAACGAAGCGAGCGCGGCATACGGAGTGCCGACGCCGACACTAGCTGTCGCACCTGAGGTCGAAGTCAACGGCCTGGTCGCGCCCAACACCATCGTGATCACGAAGTACAGCGTGGTCAGTCTGTTCAACTCGTTCCGTCAGCACTTGCAGTACACGGGTGCCGTCGATGTCGAGTTTCCGAACAAGCGCGATGCGCAAGCCTGGGCGTGTTCTCTGTTTTACACACTTCGGCCCATCCCGTTCCGCAAGGCGGTTCGTGCTGGTGGCGTCATGGGTGTGTACCCCAATGACCTGCTCACCTCTGCCACTCTCGCTGCTCGCCAGGACGAGATCGACGAGGCGTTTGCTGGAATCATGGGCGAGTCATACTCACAGGACGAGATCGACGACCTTGAGGACGAGGCTGCGGACGGTCTGCCGGATGAGATGACCGACGAGCAGGCTGCCTCCGACGACACGCCTTCGCTTGTGCCCACTGAGGTGGCCGCTACGCGGCTGAGCGTGTCCACCTCCACCATCCGCAACATGTGCAACGACGGGCGACTGTCCTGCACGATGGTCGGGCGCAAGCGGCTCGTGTCCGAGGACAGCATCAACGCACTGCTGGCTTCGCAGGGCGGTTCTGATGAATAGCGCGTTCCCGGCTACATTCGTAGCCACGATGGGGGCGGCTGCTGGCTCACGCAAGAACAAGGCTCGCGCCGCCAAGGCTCGCAAGGCTACCAAGCGCAGTGCCAGACCTCTGGCTGAGCCAGTCACTCGCTGGGTGACTGTGAACGAGGCTGCCGACATCCTGGGCGTGTCTGCGACAACGGTGAGAAACCGAATCAAGTCAGGCACACTGAAAGCCGACACCTCAGGCGGTCGAGGCAACACTCTGGTTCGCATCACCACATAGACTCCCGTCCGGTAGCGGGAGACGCGGCCCGTCAGTAGGTGCTCATACCACCCGCTGGCGGGCCGCTTCGTCGTATAATCTCGTTGGGTAGGTGATCAGATCGCCGTTGTGCTGCAAGCCTGCAAGGGCCGACAGGACGGGCCACCTACTTCCCGCTGGCATACCCTAGGCAAGTTCCTAGCGGGAGAGCCACAATACCAAAGTCGCCGCACCCCTAGCAGTACCTCCACTGAATACTTGGCCGAGTTGCCGGGGATGCATACCTGGCAGGTGGAGAGCCGCAACGCTGGTAAGGTATCTATCTGTTGACTAGCATCTAGTCAGCGTTCGCAACGCGGGTAGGGGTTCAACGGCGGCTTTGGTATGTAAGCGTACAATCGAACCATGAGCGAAGAAGCCGTTGCGAAGGCTACCGCCGCACTCACCAAGTCCATCCAAGATGCCGCTGTGGCTCGTGTCGAAGCCGAGCAACACCGCCGAGATGCAGACAACTTCACGTGGGCTGCCGATCACCGTAGGGCTTGTGAGAACGCTAGGGTGGCGCTAGAGAAGTCCATCGAGGCTGCTGCCAATCACTTGCGTTCACCCCAGGGTTAGTGTTGACATTCGGTGCGGTGTTGGTAACAATGGTTATAACCAACTACCGGAGGTAATCGTGCCAGCAATCACTGATGAGGAGCGCGCCGCATGGCGTGAGCAGAACGCTGACCTCATTGCGTTCATCTCAAACAACACCAACTGTCAACGCTCACGGTTCATCAACAGCATGCGCGGGTCATACATCCAGTGGGGTTCGCTTACCGCACCTCAGACAACTGCTACGCGCAACATCATGAACGAGATGGGCCGCTCTGAGCGCGGCTCTGATGAGGCTGCACTGGGTCACGAGTGCCCATCTGTACCCAATGGCACCTTCACCGTTAGCGATGCTGCTGGGCGTACCGAGACGTTCAAGGTTCACACTGTGCGTCACGGCGTACTGCAAGACAAGCGAGTGATTAAGCGCCAGATAGACGGTGCGATTTTCAAAGCATTTGGATTCCTCACTCGTGACGGCAGTCTACGTGTGTGGCGTTCCTACTACGAAGACGAAGCGGCTGGTGCATCTTATATCCACATGGCACGAATGCTACTGCGTGCCATCGACCAGTGCGTAGAGATTGCTGAAGTACAAAGCGGTCTTGCCAACACATCGTTTGAGATCAACCATCAGTACCAGGGTGTAACATACACCATCCAGGCATCTACGTTGTGCCGGGTGTGTAACCGCGAGTTGACAGACCCAACTAGCATCCGGCTTGGCATCGGACCTGACTGCCGCCGTGAGCGTGTCGTCCTGGAAGAGCCTGAGGTCGTCACTGAGCCGTCAATCACGACCGCCGACCCACGACGGCCAACTCCTGAGGACTATGGCGACTTTGACGAGCCAGACATCCCTGCGCCGGTCGTACACAACCCAAACCTGGACCGTCGGCTGCTGGCGCTGATCCGCCACACACGCAATGAGTACCGGCTTGAGGCTTGTGACTACTGTGGCCGCGACGACTTCATGCAACCGCAAGGCCGTGGTCGTCACATCTCGGCATGCCGCCGACGCAACGGCAACCGCACGCTGCTTGAGCGCCATGCTGCACGCGTTGACGAGTTACGCACGATGGGTGGGCCATCTGGTCAGCCGTACCGGCCACCCACAACAGCGCGGGCACAACGACCCATCCCAGCACCGAACCTGTCTGCGCTTGGCACGCGCATCGGCGGTTCGGTCTGGGCACAATAACTACCGGAAGGAGCACCAATGTTCGGAGGCATCATCGGGATTGCTTGTTGGATCGGCGCATTTGTCATGTTCATGCTGTTCGGTGCGCTGATAGCAGGCAACCCCATCCAACTGGTATGGCTTGTGCCAGTGATCTACTTGACGTATCGCTGGTTACGACGCAAGTACCGCCGCTGGGAGGCTGCCCACAGCCATCCACCGCGTGTCACGGACATGTACCCGCGCGAATGGCTACAGCACTCCGATGCTGCCAAGCGAGCCGGTCTACATGCCAAGTACGTAGCAGAGTGCAAGGCTGCCAACAAGGCTGCTCATGAGGAGTTGCACGAGCCAATGACGATGGGCGGTCACAACAGGGGCCACCACGGATGAAGCGCGTGACGAAGGGCAACAAGCGCATCACCACTCTCAAGTGCGGCTGCATCACCCGAGAACAGCGCAAAGGCAAGCGCTGGGCCGTCATGTCTGCGTTTGTATGTGCGAGCCACATGGGAAAGTCCGTTGTCCGACTCGGATGAACCGAAGCCGCTGCCCAAGTTTGCCATAATCAAGGGCAGAGGCCGCTGCCGCGTTCTGTCCTATGATGGCAACGGCTACTTCACTGTTCTCACGGGGAGGGATATTAAGGTGTACGTCCACAGGGACCGCTGTAAGTTCACGAACCGATGAAGTGGTACGTACGTGTGCCCGAGTACGGGCCAGCACGGTACGTCAGCGAGCCATTCGACTCGCAGCGTGACGCCGAGCGCCACTGGGGCCAGCATCTACGCGAATGCCTGGCTGCTGGACTATGCGCATGGTGTATCAGGCCGCTGCTACAGGTGGTGTCAAGCACCGTTCAAGGTGGAGATTGCACGGAGTGTGGGCGCTCGTACGGCGTCACACAGGGCGGCATGATTGTCATGGACGAGCCACCATCACGCGAGGGTGATTACTACCTTACTTGGATAGAGCAAGCATAACCCCACCCGCCGAGGCCGCGACACTCGTTCGGGTGGGGCTGCTTAGGCTGCCTTGGGACGCACGGTAGCGAGGCGAGCCGCGATGGTCGCCTGTACCTGCTTAGCCGCCTGCTTGGCTGCCTTGTCGCGCTTGAGTACGCGCTGCTTGTCCATATTGCTCACCTCCCGAGTCGTCATAACATTAGGTTGACGCATGGCTGCAAAGAAGTCAAGCGAGAATCGCTGAGCCTGCGAACAGGACCGCCGTCACGAGCGCCTGTGCGCTATGGCCGAACCACAGCAACAGGATGGTAGCGACGAATAGACCGATACAAAGGACGAACTTCCAGTCGAGGCGAATTGCGGCCTCCTAGGTTGATGCAAGCCCCGCAAGATCGGTGATGTCTTCCAGGTCCGATGCGAAGGACTCGACCAAGAACGACTCCAACATCCTGCGGTCGTCCTCACACAGATGGTTCGACATGAAGTCGATCAGCCGCTCCTGTTGGGACTTGATGCGGGCGTATAGAGCCGTTGTATCCGACTTAACGCCAAGCAAACCTAGGATGTCGGCGCGCTGGCGCTCAGCCTTGAGCGCGATGCCGAGGAACGTAGCCTTGACTGCTGGCAACACACCCTCTGCCATCGCAGAATTCCAAGCCTCCGCCCGCAGGTCATCAATGGCACGCAGCGCCTCAACGGCGTTCTTGATGACATCTCGCATCAGGCCAGGATTGGTTGCTGCCTCGTTTCTGATCTGCTCGTCGTACTCGTCCTTGTACCGCTTGACCGTCTCGGGTGTAACACCAAGCGAGCGCGCTACCTCAGCGTTCGTCCAACCACGCCGGAAGTAGATGCCTGCCTGCTCCTTACGTTGGCGGATGCCACGAATACGGTTGGGGTTCGGTGTACGCGAAGGCATACCTCAAGACTGCACCACCCCCGTCACGATTCGCAAATAAACCTTAACTTCGTACTTGCACACCTACCCTCTAGGGTGATTTAGAGACTGGATTGCGGCAACCGATACGACCATGCTGCGGCAGGATGTCCAGGAATCACCAGCGGCATTACGATAGAATCTAGTGACCACTGATCACGACTGCGGTGGCACCCTCTGCACAGCAATCGCAGATTGTCGGTGTGGTTGTGGCACCCGCTGTTATAGTTGCCGCCACACGGCACTATGTGGTCAACTTCGCCTAGAGCCATGCTATGTGCGTCGTAGAACGCCTTGATGGCATCTCCGCGTCCCCACACACCTGGATCGCGCTCAAACTGCGGCCACTCTGGGTGCCAAAAGTCAGACACACCGCGCAAGACGAACTGGCCACAATGGCAGCACGCTCCGCTCTCACGTTGCCATACACACTGCTTGGCTAAGACCCACTGATGGTTGTAAGCATAGGAGAGAGCACATTCGAGGTCACACCAGTTGCGATGGTACTTAGGTAGCCTCCCGCCACAATAGTCGCAGACGTGCTTGTCGGCGGCAAACTCACGCCAGGGACAATCTGGGCGGTTACGGCGGGCGGCTCGTGATGCGGGCACGGGCGGGGAAACCAGCAGCGGTACGTTGCCGGAGCCGGAATGCCTGACTGCACTATCTCCACGCATCGGTTTGCCCTGGTCGGCGCATCATCCACGCAGCAATCCTACGCGCATCATCCTAAGACGTTAGCCGCCACGAAGAAGTATGCAACCAGCAGTGCCACTCCGAGGCAGAACGCAAGCCATCCAATCAGCCATAGCAGCGGATGCTTAGCGGGAGGTTTGTCATCCATCACCCTAGGGTCTCACTTCTTCCGATGCTGGCTTACTAGCCTATCGTCCCTGGGATCGTCATGACTGTTGCAACGCTTGCCAGGGTTGTAGACCGACAGCAGTGCACCGCATACTTCACACTTGCGTCCGCGTCGAAAGCGGTGCGGTGGCTTCGGCTCTGGCACACCGGCATTGTGCCTAGGCTGGCAGACCGAAGCAAGTAAGCCGCGATGCCTCCAACTCCTCAGCGGCGTGTCGCAATCGGTTAATGGCCAGAGATAGCAGCATGGCTGGTGGAACATCGTGGCCTTGGTATTCCACCGGATCGTTCGTTGGTGTTTCATCCAGCAAGACTGCTAGCATGGCAGCCTCAGTGATCATCTCTTGGACGTGTGCAGTGACTATCTGTGCCAACGTAGACTCCCTAAGGTTGCTTAGGTCGATTGAAGCCTTATACGCTAACTCTAGGGTGAAGATGTAGGAGTTGAACGTTTCAAACGTTAGGCTCCTAATCCTTCTAGCACGCTTTGTTCGCCGACCTTAGGTAGCGGTTAAAGGTAGCTATGCGCGCTCGCGCTCGCGAAAGGCGTATCATGTATACATGGTAAACCTCAAAGCCATCAGAATGCGAAAACACCCTACCCCAGCCGAGCACATACTCTGGCAAGAGTTCCGCGCAAGGCGTAGAGGATACAAGGTTCGCAGACAACACCCGATGCTGCACAAATACATCGTTGACTTTTATGTTGCTTCGGCACGCCTAGTCATAGAAGTGGATGGCAACGGTCACACCTTTGAGAAGGATGAGCCAAGGACGTGCGACCTGATTCAAAGTGGAGTCAGGGTGATCAGATTTACCAACAAACAGGTGTACGATAAGTTACCCTATGTGTTAGCAAAGGTGGATCGGTTTGCACTCCACTAGTTTCCGTTTGTCACATGTTTATTCCCCAGCCCGCAGGGTACAATGGATGCATGCCATTCCAATCCAAGCGGCAGTGGAAGTTCGCATTTGCTACCGGCCAGCCGTGGGCTAAGAAGTGGGCACATCAGACCACTGGCACGACTGCTCGCGGAACCAAGCGTGGCAAGAAAGCATATGCGGCTTTACCTGCCAAGAAGCGTGCAACTGGACGTAAATCACCCAAGCGTGTGGCGGCTGGTAAGAAGGCTGCCCGCACTCGCACTAGGCGGGGGAGGCGATAGTGGGCCGCAGTGCGAATCCTAAGCGGCGCAAGGGTCGGCGCAAGACATCTGTGCGCAAGGGCAAGAAGGCTAACCCAGCGCGAAAGTTGCGGCAGGCAGGCAACAGTCGTATGATGTGACTTTGTCTGCCAAGACGCCAAGTGCAGGAGGTGGGACGATGGCCGCGTGGGCAATGCCACTTGACGCAACACGGTGTGCGGAAGGCTACACCGGCTCCTAGTTCGTACCAACTGTTTGCTGAAGCACCTGCGATGCCCCGTCAAATCCGGCGGGGCATCGCCGTGTCGTAAGATAGGACGATGGGACAGGTACACGAAGCAATCCGCAGCGGCGGCTTTGAGTGGGCCGACGATGTAGCCGATGCTGACCGCGAGTGCAATGGTCCTCGGGCGCTGACCAAGGAACGCTGCCCTGTGTGCAAGCGTCCGGTCATGTTGCACTGCTCATCGTGCAAGATCGCCGTTACTGGTTGCCTTTGCACTCTGGTCAACCGCATGGAACCGATCGAAGCGTACAAGTTGCTCGCGGTACAGTTAGGCCAGACTGAAGCCCGCAAGATGATGGCTAGCATGGGCTACAACATGCCGATCCTCCCCAATCTGCCACTTTGACATCTGTTGATAAGTTGGCAACAATGGTGGGACCAACTACCGGGAGGACGCTGACATGAAGTACCTACTGATGGACGGCTCCGAGGTCGAGGGCGAGGACGCCACCGACATCGTGCGAGCCATGAACGACGCCAAGATGGCACCAGCCCGTGATCTTGCGGTGTACCGCAACGCACTGGCTGGTCGTGTGCAGCAAATCTACCCCAACGCCACGATTGACCCGTAGATCGGAAGAGCACA